GGAGAAAAGATGCGGATAGATCTTGCGTTACTCTTTACGTGGCGTGAGATTGCTGCTTATAAGAACTCTACAAATACCAATCTCCTTATAATGGATGAGGTGTTTGATAGTTCTCTTGATGGTTCTGGTAATGAAGATTTCCTTAAGATTATCAGATTTGTTATCAAAGGTGCTAATATTTTTGTCATATCCCATAAGGAGGGTATGTTCGACAAATTTGACAATGTGATACGATTTGAGAAAGTCAAGGGATTCTCCCGTATAATGCCTATTACCGTCGCACAAGAACTATGAATGTTCCTAACTGGCGACACCATTCCAAGAAGGAAAGGAAACGCCATCTAAAACCCCAGGCACTGCGCCAAGCACGTGCAAAGCGTAGACAGTTGATAAACCGTCTACTTAACGCTTCCAGACGCCCTGGGAGCGTTTATAATAGGTGCATACATGAGAACACCCTATGGCAGTTAATTTAGATGTTAAGGGGACTCTTGCCAAACTTCTGGCAACTGAGGACATCGTTGTAGAGCATCGTCCGGTTGAGACAGCACAGTTTGACGTTGATAATAGAGTTCTGACACTTCCTATCTGGGAGGCTAGTAGTACTATTATTGATGTACTAGTGGCACATGAGGTAGGACATGCTTTGTATACTCCTAATGTAGATCCTGATTGTAACGCACCCAAATCTTTTTTGAATATTACAGAGGACGTGAGAGTAGAGAAGTTAATGAAGCGTAAGTATATGGGGATAGGAAAGTCATTCTATCGTGGATACAAAGAGTTGAATGAGATGGACTTTTTTGAATTAGATGATATAGATACATATAATCTTGCAGATAAAATCAATCTTCATTTTAAGATTGGAGCATTCTTAGGAATTAAGTTCACCCCACAAGAACAGGAGATTGTTAATGTCGTTGAAAACTCTGAAACGTTTGAGGACTCCATCTCATCTGCAGAAACGTTATATAATTTCTGCAAATCTGAGCAAGAAAGAGAACAGCAAAACAGAAAAGAGAAGCAAGGGGATCAACAGAGTATTTTCCCAGGTATTGAAGATTCTGGGAATAGTAACAGCAACAGCATTGACGATAATATTACTTCCTTTCCTGACATTGATAGCAGTGATGCTATGGAAGGTGGGAGCGGTGGTAATTCTAATTCTGATAGGTTGGATGCTGATGGTCCTACTGTAGAGACTCAGAATAGTTTGGGTGGTAATTTACAGAAGATTGCTCAACAACCAGTACGGAATTATACTTATATTGAGAGGCCTCATATGATTCCTGAGGAGATTATAGTTGGGAATGAAGAGATAAGTGATTTCTGCGAAGAGTATTGGGACATGATATATGCAGAACCTATTAATAAAAATACATATTTGGATCCTATAGACGATGCTCTAATAGAATATAAGAGGAATGCAGAAAAGGAGGTTAATTATCTTGTTAAGGAATTTGAATGTAGAAAATCTGCTGACGCTTATGCTCGTGCTGCTACTGCTAGGACTGGAGTACTGGACACAGCGAAGCTCCATACTTATAAGTTCAATGAAGATATCTTCAAGAAGGTAACTGTTTTACCAGACGGTAAAAATCATGGATTACTTTTCTTATTAGATTGGAGTGGTTCGATGCATAACTGCTTAGGAGCAACTGTTAAGCAGGTACTCAATCTGGTGTGGTTCTGTAAGAAGGTGAATATACCATTTAGAGTATATGGGTTCACTAATTGCTATTTCCTTCAGGAGGATGAATCTCGTCGTTATTATTATAATCATAGAGAAGGTTCTCTTATAAAGGAACCTAAGAGAAATGAAGTATGGATTGATGACAGTTATCGTCTTCTAGAGTTTTTGAGTAGTGATGGAACTATTAAACAGTTTGAACGTCAAGTTAAAAATTTCTGGCGTATTTCATGTGGTATGGCACGTGATGTTGAACAGTGGATTGATATTCCTCAGAGGTATCATTTAAGTGGTACTCCATTAGATACTTCTCTGATAGTTTTGCATGAAATTATTCCTCAGTTTAAGAAAAAGTATGGATTACAAAAAGTCCAGACTATTATCTTAACTGATGGTGAATCGGAACCACTTGCTTATGGTTGTGAGACTGAGAATCCAAGGACTTTTGAGAGAAAATTATTCAAGAGACATATAAGAAAGACATGTGTTTTTGTGAGGGATCGTAAGTTGGGAACTACTTATGAATTGAAAGAGTGGAAAGATGGAACTGCTACATTACTTCAATATCTTCAAGATAGTTTCGTAGATGTTAATTTTATTGGCATTCGTTTGACAACTAATGGAGATTTTACTAAAATGATTCGTTGGTTTATGCCTGGATATCAACCAAACATCCAGGAGAAGTGGAGGAAGAACAAATCAGTGTCCTTAAATATTAGTAATTATACTAAGTTTTTTGCTATTTCCACTAAGGAGATGAATACTGATGTGGAGTTTGATCCACCAGAAGAAGCAACGAAGGCACAGATTAGAAGTGCTTTCAAAAAATCATTGAATAAGTCGAAGTTCAATCGTAAAATCCTATCCGAATTTGTGGAGCTAGTAGCATGACATCACCAATCGAAGATGCACATTCTGAATTAACATTTCAGGATATTGAAAAGGAACCTAAAGTTAAGTTTAACTTTGATGGTTGCTATAATTATGAGAAATTAAAGAAGGAGGGTTTAGTTGATGAACCTGAATTCACTCCTGAAAATGATCCTTATGGTGGACGATAAACAAACTGTCCACTATAATCTTTTTATTCATGTGTTTACCTTTATAATAAAGGCATTGAAAGATCTACATCATGTTTACCGCAAACCCCCAAATGACTGAAGATAAAATTCTAAATGATTTGAAGGTACTCTTTGGACAAGAGTTTACCTATGCTGATGTTAAAGGGTATTGTCGTTCTCATGGTGTTTCAGAATCTACTGTGTTGAAACGTATTGGTAAGTTTCGGGTTGGTAAAGGAAGGTATAATTTAGAACTTAAGGTAAAAGAAGTTGTTAAGAATATTGAGAAGGCATATGAGGCACCTGCTGCTGTACATCTAATACCGGAAAAAGATGATAACTTTGTTTCCTTTGGTAACTTCACCACACTTAAGAAGATTATTAAATCTGGTATCTTCTATCCATCATTCATTGCTGGATTGTCTGGTAATGGTAAGACAATGGGTGTTGAGCAAGCATGTGCTCAGTTAAATAGAGAACTGGTAAGAGTAAACATTACGATAGAAACAGATGAAGATGATCTTATTGGGGGCTTCCGCCTTGTTAATGGCGATACCGTCTGGCACAACGGACCAGTCATCGAAGCCCTTGAACGGGGAGCTGTATTGTTACTTGATGAAATCGACCTTGCCAGTAATAAAATTCTCTGTCTCCAATCCATCCTCGAAGGAAAAGGAGTATTCCTTAAAAAAGTTGGACGATATATCACTCCATCTGCAGGATTTAATGTCATCGCAACAGCCAACACTAAAGGTAAAGGTAGTGACGATGGACGATTCATTGGAACTAATGTGCTCAACGAAGCCTTCCTGGAACGCTTTGCATTAACGTTTGAGCAAGAGTATCCTAATTCTAAGACAGAAACTACTATTCTTAATAAGTTATGTTCTGATGAGAAGTTCTGTACCCGTCTTGCTGATTGGGCAGACATTATTAGGAAGACATTTTATGATGGTGGTATAGATGAAGTTATCTCTACACGTCGTTTGGTTCATATTGTTCAGGCATATGCTATCTTTGAAGATAAGGTAAAGGCAATTCAACTTTGTCTGAATCGTTTTGACGATGAGACCAAGCAAGCATTCCTTGACTTGTATGACAAAGTGGATAATGATGTTGACATTAACCTAGAGGAGGTGTTATGATATGGGGTGGTGGTTAGCTTATGAAGAACTTTATGGTGACATGGACAAGGAGTATCCTATTATGAATAACTTTACTTCTGCTGAAGAAGGTAAGAATTGGGTAAAACAAAACGGGGGTTATGAGTATACACCTGATCCAGATGATCCAAAGAACTATCCTGCTGATGGTACTTACGTATATGAGTCACCTGATAACGGGAAGACGGTAACCCGTCGTAAATCTGGTTCTTTGGATAAAGAGGTTATTCATGGTGATTTTTATACCTCCAATGAAGTAACGGAGGTTAATTCTGACAAGGATTTTAATGATTTTATGTCAGGAAAATCGACACCCAAACCAGAACCAGATTTAAAAGGATCATCTGTTCAAAAATACCAAGAAGATAAAGGTATTAAGGATTTGAAGGATTATGTCTCTTCCACTTATCAGGGACATTATACAAATGATAGTTCAGATGTTCAAACACTGGATCTCATTCATTCTGTAGGCGATGCTGAGTCCTTCTGCCGCTCAAATGCGATTAAGTATTTGAGTCGGTATGATAAGAAGGGACAAGCAAAACGTGATATACTAAAAGCAATGCATTACTGCCTACTGTTATACTATTTCAGCGGCAACGCAAACAATGAAACTCCGACCCGTGGTTATGAAACTTTCTGATTCAACTTTGACATTACTGAAGAACTTCAGTAATATTAATCAGTCCATTTTGTTTAAGCAAGGTAATTCTCTTCGCACTATTTCTGTGATGAAGAACATTCTCGCAGAGGCAACTATCAATGAAGAGTTGCCAAAGGATTTTGGTATCTATGATTTGAACCAATTTTTGAATGGATTGTCCTTACATAATAATCCTGATTTAGATTTTTCTAATGATGGTCATGTTGTTATTCGTGAGGGTAGATCGCGTTCGAAATATTTCTTTGCAGATCCTAATGTAATTGTTTGTCCTCCTGATAAGTCTATTACTCTTCCGACAGAAGATGTGTCCTTTGAGTTAAGTACGGAACAACTGGATAAGTTACTTAAGGCAGCATCGGTATATCAGTTGCCAGACTTGTCTGCTATTGGTGAATCTGGTGCTGTTAAACTTGTTGTTAGGGATAAGAAGAATGAGACATCCAATGACTATGCAGTTGTTGTAGGTGAGACAGAAGGAAACTTTGTTTTCAACTTTAAGGTTGAGAATATTAAATTGATTCCTGGTTCTTATGATGTAATAGTTTCACAAAAACTCCTATCAAAGTTTACTTGTCGTGAGCATGATTTAACTTATTTCATTGCCCTAGAACCAGATTCTAGTTATGAAGAGTGATTTCTTATGGGTAGAAAAGTATCGTCCTAAAACTGTTCAAGAGTGCATTCTGCCTGATAATATTAAGAATACATTCCAGGAGTTTATAAAGAAGGGGGAAATTCCAAATCTTCTTCTTTCAGGACCTGCTGGATGTGGTAAGACTACCATTGCACGTGCCTTATGTGAACAGTTAGGTGCAGATTACTTCGTTATCAACGGGTCTGATGAGGGTAGGTTCTTAGATACAGTAAGGAATCAGGCAAAGAACTTTGCTTCTACTGTCTCCCTTGCTGCAACTGAACTCATAAAGTTATAATTATAGATGAGGCTGACAACACAACTCATGACGTACAACTCTTACTTAGAGCCAATATTGAGACG